CGGGTGCACCACGAAGCTCGCCGATCCGGTTTGATCGTGCTTGCGCGGCCTGTAACGCTTCGTTCAACGTGCCGAACGTACCGACTGCCGGGTTTCGCCCGGCACGGAACAGCGCGACAGCGTCCTCTTCGCTCAACTCCTGTCCGTTCACAATGGTCGGGATGTTAAAAAAACGCTGACCTTCCGATGTCTGTTCGTCAATTGTGATCGTGCGCTCAGTTGAAAAAGAACCATCCGCGTTATCGATACGCGGCCGACTGAGATCGATAGGCGTGCCCGCTGCCGCGACCGGGGTGGCGGTTGTTTCGGCAGCGGGCACCGGCGCCGGGGGTACAAGTGCGGTTTCCGGCGCTGGGGTGGGGACGGTAGATGCGATACCGTCTCCGACTACTGCCGCTGGGGTGTCGGCAGCAGGTTCTTGGATCAATACGGCTCCAAACTGTGTCGGATCGAAAACACCCGCAACGACCGCCACCGGACCATCCGGTTGGCCGCTGAGGGGATCGACCTCGGCAGCCGCTACAGGTGAAGGTACAGGGCCAGGCACAGCGCCCTCACCCACGGGTGTGATGAAAGTGTCTTGCGCCGGGATATCGAAACCGCCAGTTCCGATCGCAGTGCCGCCCGACGAGGCTACTGGTGGCGGCGCGAACGTGCCCGTCACATTCGATGGAAGCTCAGGTTCCGGCAGATTGAACGCACTCGTGACATCCGCGACCAGTTGCCGCACATCCACGGCTTGCCGAGGAACTTCGCGCGGCGACGCTACAGCTTCGCGCGGCGCAATACCGCGCGGATTGGGTTTCGGCCCCGGAACAGCACTCCCTGGCGCCACGGACGGCGTAGCATCGGCCACAAGGCCTGGCGCGATCTCTTTGGGTTTACGGCCGGTACGTCCGTCCCGGATCGCCGCTGCGAATACCGGATCAAGCGAGCGTTTCGATTTGGTCGGACCCCAGGCGGCCGTCGTGCCGCTACCGACGTGCACGCCCCACTTATAGTGGCCGATACCGGGGAAAAACGGCGCGGCGTTGCGGAAAAAACTGGCGTAAAGCTGCTTATCCTCACCCGGCAGCACGTCTTTGCCGTCGATCGTCAATACCAGGTCGCCGGTGTGGGCGTGTCCGCTTTTATCGACGTCGTGACGCGTCGAGCCGGTCCGGCGGCCACCTTTCCCTTTCGGGGGCTGGCCGCCGGAGATGATCCGCGCGCCCAACCGCGGATCGGTTGCCGATAGAGCGGTGTCGAGCGACCGCAAAAACCCGTCGCTGACCGGTTTATTCCGGATCTTGGTCGCGAAATCGAGGACGATATCAGCCATTACGGCTTTCTGAACCTCTTACCGCCAGATGTGAACTCGGCACCTGGCGGAAGAGCGTCGAAAGCAGCCTTGTCCGCAACTTCGGGAAACGCTGTTGTCACGCCCGCACCGGCCGCCGCTGCATTCGCTCCGGTAGCCGCATCGCCTTCCGCTGATATCGGTGCGGTGAAATCCAACACAACATTATTCGGATCCATACCAAGCCGCGTCGCCAACGCGCGAAATTCTTGGTCAGTCTTCTTTTGCTGCGTCGCAGCCGCCGACATGAGGCCACCCGATGCTTCGATAAGCTCTTGCCGCAACTGGTCGCTGACCACACCATCGCCTAAGAGCTTATTCGCAAACGAAGCAGCGACACCGCCCGCGCCCTGTGCGCGGCGTATCGTCTCCACTTCACTCTCGCGAACGACACTGCCCGGATCGTTCATTTTCATGAAATTGACGATCATCGCGATGTCTTTGGGCCCGGAGGGTTCACCTACGACACCCTGTTTGATCTTCTCAAAGGCATCTCGCGTCACGATAAAGTCGCTCGACTGTTTCGTGTGCTCTTTGCGCACTCCGGCGACATCCGTAAGTTTCGGCGCCTCGCCTTTCAGCTCTCCGGCCAGCATCTCGTCGATGGCTTTTGCCTGCGGACTGCCGGCACCATAAATCTGGTTCACCGTGGCCTGATCGCCGATCAGCTTGCCGATATCGGTCTGGAACTTCGGAGTTTCCGGCACCGTTGCCGCCGTGACCGCGCGCTGCGCAAGCGCTTGGCCGACCGATGCCGGCAACGTGCCGCTGTTCACGTCGGCACTGATCGCCGCGACCGCCTGGCCCAATGGTGTCTTGGGCGCGGCCTCAGTTTTTAGCCGGTCACGCTCGGCCTGGGCGAGCTGCGCGTTCTGCAGATCCTGTCGGCGCAAAGCCTCCGCTGCGGCCGGCGAGCGCACGGCGAGTTTGATCCGCGCGATTTCGCGCTCGGCCTCTGTCGGTCCCGGCACGGCACGATTGGTCGCTTCGGCGGCCATCTTGACCTTCTGAGCCTGCAGGTCCAGTTCATCCGGTGACAGGTTCGACATTTTGACGTGGCCGGTGATGTCGCCGCCCTGGGCGCGGATACGTTCGGCATCCTCGCGCACGATACGCTGTTTCTTAACCGGATCCGGCTCGGCCAGAATACGCTTGGAGACCGCGATGTTGTTCTTCGCGCGTTCTCGTGTCGCTTCGATCGCCTGCACGGTTTCGGTCGTTGGGTCGGCGCGCTTCGTGGTGATGTCCTGCACAGTCTGAAACAGGTCCGGCGCGATCTTGTTCAAAAAGTCGAGCGGCCCTTTGCGCGCCGGCGGGGCCACCCCTCGCGCGGTCAGCGCGAGGTCTTCGGCCTCTTGAGCCGCCGTCTCAGCCCGGTCACGCTCGCCAATACCGCCGATGTTCTCCAGCGCGGTGCGGATATCGGCGACAAGCGAACCGCCTTGAAAATTAGCGAGTGTCGGCATACGGAGACCCCATGCGTTCAGCTATTGCTTGCCTCAGCTCAACATCCGAACCGTGCTCTATGATCTCTTCAGGGATTTTTAGATCTGTTTTCAAATGGTCGAGCAAGCCGCCATAGTCGATATACTGAAAACCACCGAACTCGCCAGCGAATTCCGGATAATGCTTGGCGACCTCATCGGCCATAAACCCGATTGTCGGGCATTTCTCGACGACAGTACCTTCGGCCTCCGGTATCCAATCCCATTGATAGACGCCAAGCGGACCCATCTGCTCGATCTTGACGGCGTTTGTCTTTAGCCGCGGATCGGAGAACGGCAGCGCACTCAGTATCGCGGTACCAGCGTTCAGGATATTGCCAAACGTGGCCGCGCCTGCCTGAGCGTCGCCGATGATGCCGGAAGCGACGTTTTCACCCTGCTGTGCGAACGCTTGTCCTACCTGGCCAGCCGCTTGCGCGCCAAACCCGCCGAGCCGCGACGCCGTATCCACGCCGGTATTGAAAAGATTGCTCGCGCGGCCGCTCAACATCTGCTCGATCGCAAGGCCGATATTGGTCGGAATGTCCGCGATAGCCGACACGCCGGCACCCGACCGGGTGAGGCCGCCGGCGGCAAGCTGGCCCTCGGCAGATCGTGTTCGCTCATCAACGAGCGTCGAGAAAATATCGGTGTTGAAAATCTGGCTAAGTCGGTCGGCCAGGCCGGGCAGTGTCGCGCCTTCGGTCACCGCCGGAATTGCGCTCTCACCGGCTGAAATGAACGGCGCGAGGTCTTCCGACGTGATATCAAATTGTCTACGCAACTCAGCAATTTGACGATCTATGCCCCGATTTGAGGCCGCCGCCGCATCGCTCGCCGCATTCTTGTTACTGCCCATTATGCGCTCATTTCCATGTTACGGAACCGGTCTCTCGTCATCCGGTATAGCTTTATGTCGTCTTGCACACCAACGAATTCGAGCCCGGCCGCGCGCGGTATTCGTTGAGCATGGCGGAGATGGACCGGCACCGATGCCAGGATCTCGTTACAGTCGGTATTGTCGTACATCCACTCGATCGCGGTCAAGCCGCTGTAGATGGCGCGTCGGCCGCGACAATGCGGGCCCATGGCTGCGTGCATCTGATAGGTCGTCGGCCCGACGTCGTCGTCAGGCTCGAATACCCACATCCCTAAATCAAGCGGCGGCCCGGTCCGAGTGAGCTGGAACGTCTCGAGCAGGTAGTAATAATCGCGGGAAATCACAAGACGCCACTTACCCAAACCCTCCGCCGGATTGTCGTCGGCCAACTTCCTTGCGCGCCGGTAATCGAAAATCCGTTCGATCATGAACAGGCCCACTCACCGTGAATACGCTTCTCGGCAGCTTTATAAGCGGCCACCGCATCCTCAAAAACCTCAAATACGCCAAGCCAGTACTGCTTTCTTTCCCTGGATATTCTGGCTTGATACTTTCCGTTTTTTCTAAGCGTCACACCTTTTTGCCCTGTCACGCTATCGCGCCGCGTTTTCGCGTTTATGGCATTCTGAGATGCTGTCGCCTCGCGTAAATTCTCTATCCTATTATCAGTAGCATCACCATTTATGTGATCGAGCATGTCTGGCCAAAAACCGTGATGCATCGCAAAGATTATTCGGTGTGCCTTCAGGCTTTTTTGTTTGCTAAGACCGTTCCTGTCGTTTGGTCTAAGACGTATCATTATGTATAGATCTTTATCGAAGCACCCTGCTTCCTGTCCAGCATATCGAGTATTCCATCCAGCACGCTTATTCTCATCGTATTTCCAGAATAGATGTCCATCCCTATACTCCAGAACATCTTTCAAATATTCAATGTCCACAGCTAATCGCCTTATTATCAGGAAACGATAGCTCGGTCTGATACTCGTCGCCACGCAATTCCGTCGCTAAACGCAGGGGTACTTCCCCCCACTTCATCGAACACATAGATCAATCCGCCGGCCGCCGTCGCCGAAGGCAGCGTCGTAACTGTATAAGTTGCGAGCTGCACCTGCGTTCCAAGCAGATTGTCGTTCAGTCGCTGCACGATTTCATCAAGAAAGGCCTGAAACAGCCGCGTTGCCTCGCCGTTCCCCTCGGTGAGTGCATCGCCATGCTCCGGTATCGAGACGACTTTCATCGTGTCCTAGCCTCTGAAATATGCCGACAGCGCGTTCGCGCTGAAAATGACATCTTGTGTCGTGTAGATGCGCATGCCCATGAATCCGTCGTAGGCCCCGAGGCCACCCGGTTCGTTCCACTCCAAATGCGTCGTGTATTCGCCTACAGCGCCCAAATCGCGAAATATGAACTCGCCATATTCGACATTGTTCCGGCTTATGGCCAGTCCTACGGTGCCGACCGCGGCGTTGAAACCTTGCGACAGGCCCATTGTGAGGCTCTGACAGGCAAAAAACTCGTTGTCGGGATGTTCGAAGGCGAGATCTATCGTCCGGCGTATCTCTGCTCCGTAATCCGTGTTCACATCACTCAAACGCCCGATATTGGCGCCGAAAGCGGTGTAATAGGTGCCCTCGAACTGATTTATGAAACCGCCGCTCCATGCTGTCACCACACCCTGATTCAGTGAGGTCAGCAAAAACCAGTTGCCGTTATGTAAACCAAACGCATCGGCCGCAAGCGTGAACGTGAGCATGTCGTAGCCGCGCCATTTGAACCGCTCTGCAGTGGCCGCCGCGCGGCCTGCTGGCAGATATGAGGCCAAGATCTCGTCGATCGCCTCATTCGATACCTTCTCGGCGCGCCCCTGCCCGATCGCATAGATGCCGAAGTCCTGATCCTTCTCCCGCCCGAGGAAATAGAACGTATCGGCATAAGCCACGAGCGCGCTGATGAAACCGAAGTCGATCCGCGCGCCGGTCAGGCGGGTGAATGGGTTGGGCGAGGCGCCGGTGTCGCGGAATAGCTCAAAACTGTCCGTACCGCCGATGTAGAGCGTGTTCCGCAGGTTGAAAACGGTCGTGTTCTTGTCCGGTAGCTCCTCGGCGTCGAAAAAGCTTTCGGGCTGGACCGTACCAGCGTCGCCGACATCGGAGAAGAACGCCGGATCGCCGCTCGTCGGGATATAGACGAACCGGCCATCGATATGCGCCACGGCATCACACGGCACGAAATTTGCGTTACCGGAGATCAGCGTGAGCGCGTTTGCATTGTCGAGCGAATAGATCGCACCGCCCTTGACCAGGATAACCGCTTCATTGAAGCCGATCGCGGTGTCGATCACGGCATTGCCGAGGACCGTGCCGATGTTCGTGTTGGCGCCGGTCGCCGGATCGGTGATCTGGATCAGGTCCTCGCTGACGACCTGGTACAGCGCCTCATTCCATACGAACTGTCCGCGCGCAACACGTCCGGTCGTCGCCAGGCTCTCGATCCCAGGCCGCGAGATGATCGTGTTATCGCCGGTGTTGAAGCAGTTCGTGAGCGCCTGCCGAGTCCGCGGCAGGCCTTCATTCCCTATCAGACCCGTGGGCAGCGGAATACGGGGCATTCAAGCGCCTCAGTTGTCCAAGGTGGAGCCCTTGGGGAAGAAGGTACGGCGGCGGGTGAAACCGATCTTGTTGCCCGCGCCGGTCGGCAGCGTGGACGATACGACCTTATCAGGAATGATGAGCGCGCCATAGAGCGACTTGATCTGAGCGAAATCGTCGCGCGCGGTGTTCTTGAGCTCCGCCGTCACGATCTGCTTGCCGTTCGAGAATGCCGGTGCGAGCCGAAGCGCCAGATTGGACACGATAGCTTCGCGCGCATCATCGGGCTCGTTGAGCTCGTCACCTGCGGCCTCGAGCGGTGTCGTACCGAGCCGGATATCGCGAGACAGCCACAACTCCATCATGGAATTGAGCTTTTTCCGTCCGGTCTCGATCGCTTGGGGTGACGGCGGGGAAACGACCGACGACACGCCGATATCCGCGAGCGCGTCTTTGATTATGGACGTGCCGTCGGACATGGTCTACTCGGCCACCGCCGCACGGCGCCGCCGTGTCTGGGGAGCCGCGGCGGTATCGGGTTCAGTCACCGGCTCAGCAGCGGCGGTTTCCGCCGCCATCTCGGTCTTCGCGGCTTTGGTCTTGGGCGGTTTAGACTGCGCGTCGGCCGGATTGTCTCTCCACCCGTTGTCCAGAGCGTCCTCGACCTCATGCTTGGAGAAAGTGCGCACCTCATCGCCTTTGTAGAGACAGATGCAATCTTCTTCGTATTCCACAGACATCAAGCTTTTTCCTCTGGTTTGTCGGAGCGGGCAGCGCGCCCGCCCCCTGGTTACGTCCTGGCAAGGTCGATCAGACGATCAGGTTGCCGCACATCTCCGGCACAAGGACGTTGCCCGCCATCCACATGGTCAGGCGATAGTCCGTATGCAGGTCGGCGACACTGGCGCCCTTGGCGAACAGGATCTCGATCCCGCTGTCGGTCGCCATGCGCATGGTCGACACGCCGGCGCCGTCCAGGTCCATGGTCGCAAGCGAGCCGTGGACGATCTCGACCGCGTCGTTCGCGAAAAAGATGTTCGACGGCTGATCAGCGGTCAGGTTCAAGAACGTAAGTGCCGCATTGTCCGCCGGAATGGCGCTGCAGTTGGCGTAGTCGATATTCGCCTGTGCACCGCCGCCACCACCGGAGACAACAATCGCAGGTGTGATCGCGATCGTCTGCGCGCCGGCTGCGGCCGCCGTCGACGTGACGCGGAAGGTCTGCAACTCCGACGTAACGTTCTTGTGGATGTGCGAAACCGCGAACACGCCGGCGATCGTGAAGGCGTCGCCTTCGTTGATCACGCCGGCGCCGGTATCGATGATCAGATCCTGGATCCGGTTGTCGACATTGTTGCCGTTACCGTCGGTCGCCAGCGGATCATGATCCTGGTTGGCACCGTTGACCAGATAGCCGGCAGCCGCAGTGAGCGCCTGCGTCGGCATGAAATTGGCCTTGAAGCTGTCGAACGTGGCGACAGTCGGGATGCGCGAGCGTTCGAAAGCGGTCAACGAGACGCCGGTCGGAGGCGCATCGCGGTTGGCCAGGTCACCGGCGACAGTATTGTAGTCGCGGGGGTTCATGATGATCGTGCGCGCCATCATGATCGGCACGTCACGGATCGACATGAGCTCCTCGGCCTGTGCGACCTCGCCGTAGGTATCGATCGGGCCGCCGTTCTTGATGAACAGCGAACCGCGCTTGGCGACTTCCGTGGCGATCGTGCTGTCAGCGATGGCCGAGAGCTGCTGCACAGCGCCGTCAGCGATCCGGTTGCGCTGCAGCGGATCATTGAGCTCGACTGCGTTCATCTTGAACGGAACGTTCTTGATGTCCGAGGGCGCCGCGTCGTTCGCGTTCAGCGTGGAGGGAACGGAAAGCTGCGTGCGGTCAGAGAAGGTCGAGATCGTCAGGCCCTCGCCACCGACCGGGATGTAGGGGGCCGGACGATGAACCGTAAGCGCGGAACGCTCGAAATCGGTGGAGGGCGGCTTGAACTTCTGAACCTGCCGCGCGGTGATGTTGTTCGGGTCGAAACCTTCGATCACCCGTTCGAAGAAAACGATCTCTTCCTTTGAAAATGCATTGGCCATGAGAGCCTATCCTTGGTTGGCCCGGGCCGCATGTTCCTTCTTGAAGGCGATGATCGGGGCGAGATCGCCCGTTTCTTGCGCTTTCGTCCGCAACTTATCGAGCTTGCGCTCGTAGTCGGTCGCGGCTTTTGGTGACACTCCACCTTCAAGTTCGGCATCCGGGTCCGGTGCGGGGTCGCTCGGCGCTTTCGGCTTGACGGTCAGTCGCGCTTCCAGCTTTCCAATCTCCAAGACACCTTTGATCGGATCGGTTTTGATAAGCTCTGCGATTTCCTCTGCGCGGCCCGGGTTTTTCCCCAGATAGTAGAGGATTTCCGGCGACTTCTCGGTGGATGCGATCACCTGGTTTGAGATATCTTGTCCCAAAATGGTGATAGCCTTGTCCTCCGTGTCGTCATAGTCCCGCACCTTCAACGTGTCGGCTCTCTTGTAGTGCTTGACCTGTTTGGCCTCGAGATCCGGTGCACGTTGCGGTGCCGGCTGTGCCGCTTGCGACTTCTCAACATTTTCCAGAACGCCTTTGGTGATGTGCGCCTGCAAAGCCGAGATATATTTCGGATCGGCCGCGCCATCGTCGAAGTCGTTCGGATCCGGTATTTCCGGTGTGCCGTCACCTTGCTGGTCGAGAGCGAGCTGCAACAACCTGTTGCGTTCCTTCTCCACGTCCAACGCAGCCTCGGCCGCTGTCTTACTGTCTTGAGCCGCCGCCACTTTGGCGTTGAGCTTATTTACGCGTCTCCGTATTCCAAGGTTCTCGTTACCGGGTTGCGAGCCCTCGTCACCGGCAAGGACGATCTCGGCTTCTTCGGCATCGGCCCCTTCAGCTCCTTCCGTGCCGTCATCTGACGGCTCGATCTCGGCGTCTTTGAGCTCTGCTTCGGTTTTCGTCTCGTCGTCTTCGCTCAGCTCTTTCGCTTTATCGCTCATGTTTAACCTCGGTATGAGTATCGAGTGCGGCCATGTCCGGTTCGGCCAACCCGGTTTTGCGGTCCGGTAACCGTAGTCAAATCGGTAACACAGTCGGCACGTGAACGCAAACGGCCATCTAATTGACCCTTGCGCTGCCGTTCAGGCCCTCTCGAGCTTTCGCCCGTGTCTGCGCAGCCTGCACTGCCACCTTAGCCTTATTGACGCCGACATCTGACAGCGTCTCGACTGTCTGAGCGTCCTTCAGATTGGCGTCAGCGACCTTCTGCAAGCTGGCCGCATCCAGATTGCGTGCTTCAGCCTCTTGCTGCGCGGTCGCGGCCTCGACAAGCTTGGTCTGTGCGTTCGGCTGCTGCGCCTGCTGTTGCAGGTTCCGCAGCATTTTCTCTTCCTCGGGCGTCTCCGGCTCAGCCAAGCCCTGCTCGAGCATGAGCTGCCGGTTGAAATCTTTGATCGGATCGAGCCCGACACCGTGAATGTTGTTCATGAGAACGGACAAGAGCACCGGCATATAGCGCTCGCCGCCCTGCACAGTCGGCAGGATCTCCAACATACCTTTCAGGTCCTCGACCGTCTCCTCACGCATGCTGTCATACTGCGGGCCGACATCGGAATACGATTTGAACCGCTTGCCGCGCAGGTCGTTTGTCTGAACCAGCGTGCCGGTCTCTTCGTCGATCACGGTTTCCTGCAGGTCGGCGCTGCCGTCGGTGCCGTCGCGCTTCAGCGTCTTAACCAGGCGCTGCGTGGTGTAGATCTCAGCGGCCATGCCCTGGAATATCTCGCCCGACCACTCGATCGCGTTGGCGATGTTGTCGTTAATCACCTGCGTGTTCATGTTCTCGCGCTTCATCATCGCGCGCAGGGCCTTACCGCTGGTCTCTTTCTTGATCGCTTCGCCAACCTCGAAACCGCTGACATCCTTGATGTAGTTCGGCACTATACCGAGCAACGTCGTCGTGCTCTCGTCCAGCGCTGCGGGCTTGGAGTAACTGATCGGACCTGGCGCAATTATATTGCCGTCCTGATCGGTCGCCGGATCGATAACCAGATAAGCCTTGTTGTTCTTGTCAGCCCAAGCTGCCGAAATGTCCGGGCTTTGGACCTGTTCGCGCAGGAATATCGGCACTTCCTGGCCGGCGCCGGCTGCGTTCTCGGCGAGCTGCGACATCTGCATGTTGAACAGCCGCGCGGCGTCCTTGAGCTTGCGCACGATGCCCCGATACCGCTCCGTACCGTCGACGAATGCGTGATAGCCGTATATCGGCACGATCGGGATAAACTTGCCGGCGATCCGGCGCGTATTTTCGAGGATATCGAGCCCGCTGAACACGGTTTTCTCGACGCGTTGCGTCACGACCTTGCGCTCACGGCGGAACACCCGAGCGTCATCGGCGCGCAGTTCATCCTTGATCAGCTCGTGATCGTCCTTGCTGTAGACCTCAACGGTTTCGGTCGCCAAGTTATTGTAAATAAAGACAGTTTCTTTGACTTTGACGATCTCGTAGCGCGTCGCCACGTAGATCACTTCACGCTGTCGCGTGTTGAGGTTCTCGAACATGCGGTTGTTCGGCGTATAAGCGCTCGACGGGTTGTTGTCGGGCCATTCACGCTCGAAACTGGCGCGACTGAACTCTGCCAGCACCGTACAGTGACGTGCGTCGCGCTTGTCGATCCGCTGCGCTGCCTGGTCCCAATAGACCGCGTTGTATGCGTTGTATATCGGCCGCCATTCGACGTGCTGGTCTTCGTTCTCCGGGTCTCCGTCATCGTCGAATGCAGTCGCAAGCTTGAACGCGCCGTAGCCGCATGTCGCCACTTCCTTGACCGCGTTGTCGGTCGCCACGCCGCCAGAGTGATCACGGAAATTCGCCCGATAGATGCCGTTCAACAGCTCCGCGTCGTCGTCGGTCGCGACACCGTCATTTGGCTTGTACTCGACACCCACACGGTTCAGGTTCCACTCGCCGATGAACCGCTGCAGCGGGTTGGAAATCGTGTCCAGCTCGAGCTTGACCCGATCCGGCACATCCGGCGTGTCGGTCAGAAAACCCTCCCACATGCCGCCGCCGACGTTCACGAAGCGCATGTCTTCGTTGGCCATGTCACGCTGATCGTCTACGACCTCACCGTCGTTTATGATGTCCAGCTTGAAGCGTTCGAGCTTCTCCATGGGCAGTTCGCCCGGTGGTGTACTGGTCTCGACGGTGAAGGTGCGCGGCATGTTTTATCTTGCTCCGACCCTACGCAGGTTCGGCACCACAAGCGACGCCTGGTCCTGCTTCGGCTTGACGACGCCTGGGAACAGCTCAGTAACGGCGAACACGAACGCGTCGAGCCGGTTCGGCGACCTCGCTCCGGTATAGCCCATTGTCGTCGCGTTGAGCAACTCGTCTTCGAGATCGGGAAAATCACCAACGAGCTTGATCTTACCCTGCTCGTGCAACGCACTCACCGGCTCAGCGCGCAGCATCTTGCTACGCGACGCGTGCACCATCTTGTACGAGATATTCGGATCGGCGGCCCGGATCACAAACTCGACCATCGCGCCGCCGTAGTTCGCCTCGCCAATCACCCGATCGGCCTCATGCCGAGCATAGGCATCGGCGACCACCTTGCCCCATACCGCCGGCGCCGCGTTAAGCGTGAGATCTTCGAGCACATAAGCCAGACCGTCGACGCCCAAGCCAACCACCTTGATGCCGATGTCGTCGTTCGTGGTCTCCGGCTCACCCGTCGAGCCGGACGGATCGACCGCGATCACTATCCGGATCAGCGTCGGATGCTCCGCAACCTTCGAGCTCTCTATGACCTCAGTCGTCCACAGCGCTCCCTCAGCGGCCGAACCGAACATGCCAAGGTAGAACCGGTCACGCTGTCGCTTCGGCATGCCCTCGAGCATTCTGAGATACGCAGCGGGCAGATTAGCGGCGTTATCAGCCGGGTTCATCTGCAGGTGAGCGTAATCGTGCGGCTCTTTGAGCGGGCGCTTGGTCTCCGGATCCTTCTTGTCGATGAACAGGACATAAGTCCAATGCCCGCGCAACGGCGGGTTCTCATCGAGCAACATCTTGAGCCGCATCTCACGGCGCTGTCCGTCGCGCATGTAGTGACACTTCTGCGCAAGCCTGGTCTGCACGATCAAGAACGCCTCGCGACTGATCTGCGAACACTCGTTGAGGAATATCGTGACATACTCATTGCCGAGGATCTTCTCGGTCCGCTCCTTGTCGTCGAGCCCGCCGAACCAGACCTCGCTCTTGTTCGGCAGTGTCACGTACCAATCGGATTTGTTCAGAACGTACTGACACCCTGGGAAGCACAGATTCATCATCTTGGGGAAGGTGTCCAGGACCACCGATGACTTGACGTGGCTGAACCGATGGCGGAGCACGGCGTGACGCGAACCGGGCGCCATCAGCGCCCGGTTCACGATGTTCCGTAGGATGGCGAAAGTCTTAGCGGACCGCGCTCCGCCATAAAGCAGGATATTCGTGGCTGAACTGGCGAAAAGATCGCGCGCTTCCTCCTGTTTGGCGGTCAGCGCAAACTCTTCGCTAAGCGCAGTCTGCATCCTTACCCCCGATGTTGACGGTGAACTCGCCCTGGACGTTCAAATCCAGCTTGTCGGAGTACTTCCGAGGCTTGAGCTTACCGGCAACCCATTTCCGAGCGTCGACCCTAAGTCGCGATCTCTGAACGTTCTCGCCCTTGAAGATTTCATTACCGTTGTCATCGATCCCGTAATCCCGGTCATCGTCGTCGGCAATCGTCACGATTTCATCGGCATAATGGTCGGCTTGATCTTCTCGCGCTTGCGCGTAAAGGCCAACCAGCCACGTACGATCTTCACCGTCTGCCCTACGCAGCCATGACAGTATCGCCTCTTTACAAGGCAGGCCCTCCGTTTGTCCTATGCTGGCCAAGCTCTCGCCGCCTGCGATCCGCTCGCACACCTTCTCGAACTTCTTACGCTTGGCCGGCGTGAGTATGAACGGTTTGGCCACTACGCCCAGGCCTCCGCCAAGTTGAACCGTACCGGCACGCTCTCGCGCTCTCCGGTCGACGCATTGGTGAGCACGCCCAGAAGCCGCCATAGACCCGTCGCGGCGAGAGCCGCCGTCTCGGCGGGCGTGAGAAACCCGTCCCACTCCTCACCCGTCGGCACGATCACTCGGTCCACCGCCGGCGTGTCGTCAGGGTATTTGGCCACCTTTATCGTGCATACCCATCCGGCGATCGTCGCGCCGCCGCGGTCGAACACGAACGGCAGGCTTTCGCCTTTCTTGATCAACGTAATCGGATTGCCCATAGCGCCGATATGTCCTTATTTACACGTGTCGATATCTCATATCTAGCAAGCCGAGCATCTCGACGCAACAATCGGTCACACCGCAGAGTAACGATCCATATCGTAATCGCTATCCATATCGCTTTGGTCACCTGTATCGTTGCTACGTGCCGGCCGTGAACCCGAAAGCCTCCCCCAATGCATCACATGCTCAAAAGATTCAATATTTTCACTCGCCGGACCGCACATCAACACCTCTCTGACACGAGCCAACAGCATTGCATCCTGATATATGTCCGTTGCGGCTTCCACAGTAAGAATACGATCTCGACCAGCGGCCAGCTGAACCACAAATAGATCGACTATTGTCGCTTCACTCGCTTGAACGCCGAAAGGGGTTTTGATAGTTTCGTCAGACATTGGCGGATCTCCTTACAGGTTTGCCAATTAGGGTCGGTCAAGACGCTCAAACGTCTCCCGACCCGTTTAACATAGCCCATCACAAACTCTTGTACAATCGCGGCCATCGCGGCCATCGCGGGCATCCCGAAAGGGCCGCTAAAGGCCATCATTTTTACCCATCCCACCCCATCCCATCCCATCCCAACAAATTCCTCTTAGGCTATAGGAAAAAAATAGTACTACTCATTACCTATATTTTATATCTCCTTAATAAAATTATATATTTATGGGATATGGGATAGAGTAATATAAAACACAGTATAATCAATAGGTTAAACCCATCCCACTTTTTTTGTTTTTGGTATGGTTTTGGGATGTGGGATGGTTTTTACAAAAATACAGTGCTTAGCGTTTTGTAAAATAGCTACTTTACGGATAAAGCGTATTTAGTTTTGCTCGTCGTTTTTCCCATCCCGATTCCCATCCCTTTTTGGGATGGGGATAACGTTCGATTTTGGGGCGAGATATCTCGGCTCGTCAGCGCCTTTTTCCAACTCGGTTTTTATAGCCTCAAATGACGCCTTGGCCCATTTGACCGCGGCCGTTCGCGACGTTGCACAAGCGTGATGCGCGCGACCGTCCGGCATGCGTATACGCCCGTCTTTCACTTCCGATCGGTGGAGCTGGTATAGGCGTCGTCGCGCGGTTCTCCTGAGAGCCCCGCCGCTTGCCGGCGCGGCGTAGTCACCCTGCACCAAGTGAGCCTGCGCCGACGACACGATCGCGTCGAGCGTCGTCAGTTCCGATTTCATCCCATCGATCGCATCGGTCACAGCCTGATCGATGTCCGACACGCTCAAATAGGCCATGTCGTGTTTCGCCTTGAACATCGGCACGTGTCGGTGCGGCGTGTACTCACCCACATCATAGACGTCCAGATACCGCGCGAACGCGCCGACATTGGCTGGATCGTCCATCCAGACGTTGAGACCCTCCCAGTAAGCCGGAGAGCGCTGTGAGCCGTTCGTGAGCACCGCCAGGCGTCGGTCGTCGGCCGGCAGCACCAGCGCGTCCCGGTGGTTTGTGGCGATGATATAGGACGTGTATCGTGGCGCCATATAGTTGGGCTCGCCTTTGCGCACGATCAAATGTTCGGATTGCCGAGGGTCGACCAGCTCTTTCAGATGCTCATAGGCGTTCAATTTGGTTCGGAACGATCCGGCGCCGATCGGATCTTCGGAGCTCTCGTTGACCACGACGATCAACGCGTCCGCGCTCCAGTCGTTATATTGCGACTGCCCGACCTGCCCGGTCAGCATGCCGAACTTGATCGCCTTGACGTAGCGCCGGCCGAACAGCCGCCCGAGCAGGTCGGCGAACGTGGCGCGGCCGGTGCCGTACTGCTCGGCGACCATGATCACGCCCGGCCCTGGCTCACACGGCCGCCGGAGCTTGCAGGCGAGCCACGACATGAACCAGTGCCGTTCCACATCGTCAGGAACGAGCTGCGATATGAACTCGATGCCGATCGACACATCGCCACCGGCCGGATGCGCGACCGGTCGATATGTGTTCACCCACGTCACGCCGTCCTCCTCATATATCGGCGTCGGCATATCGGGCCGCATGCGCAGACCGCCGACGGACAGCCGGTCGCGCGACAGCTCCCATAGATCGGTCGGTGTGCGGAATTTGGTCGTGTCATTGCCTTGCGGCGTCTTCGCCGGCACGGTCTCGCCCCAGGGACGGTATTTGATCCGCATGTTCGATAACGCCATGCCCGCCCCGATATCTGTCGTGTCGATCGGCACCACGTTTTTGGTGGCAGCCGTGGGACAGAAGGCATAGAGCCACACGAGCTTGGTCGCGGCACTCTGCAGATCGTCGCCATCATCAACTGGCGTTCTCTCGGACGGCGCCGAAGCGGCGAACGACACGCCGATTTCGGCGATCATGTCCTCGATCGTCGGCGTAACTTCGAGATGCGTCACATCGGTCGCGCTATCCCACACAGTGAGCTGACCGTCATGCGTCTGCCCGACGATGCACCGCGTTCGGTTGTCAGCACCTTGCTCGATGAACGACGCGGCGCATCGGAGATCCGATGTGCCGGCGCGGTCTCGGAGCTCGTCGAGCCCGACGTTCTCGTCTGTATTAAGTTCGAACAGCATGCCGCCGACGAGGTCATGAACGCGCTCGGCCGCGTTTTCGCCGATCTTGCTGCACAAGACTGGCGTCCAGCCTTCGGCCTCCAGCATGGCCTCTGCTTTATCTATGAAAGCGAAAAAGTCCTGTTTAGATAACAGAGGCAGATCGTCGAGGTGGACGGTTTCCGGGCTATCGCCGGCTTCCCAGTTGTAGGCAACCGGTATCTCTCCGTTGTCGAGCCGTGTGTGCGCGCCGAACGCGCCGAACTGTCGGGGCGATTGGCCGCCGAAGATCTCAATCCCTTGCGCCGGCCCGTCCAAAGGTTCGCTCGGAGGCACCCAGCGCCGGGAATGGATCCGGCCGAAGAGTTCGGACGCACGCATAAAACGCGCTTCCTTATGGCCAGCCCCGTAGCGATAAAGCACACTACCGGATGCATCCAGCAGCCGTTGAGCAATAGTGTCATCTATATCTATGTCGATCACCGCCAGCCCATCCTGTAGGCGCAAGCCGGTCGCCGCGAACGACTTATGCTTGCGCCCCCATGCCGCGATCGCGGCTTCGTCGACCTCGACGGCCGGCCAGCCTTTCAGGAAATTCCGCTTGTCGTAGTTCGGAAGAGGGGTGTAGCCGTTGGCCAGGAGCTTCAGGCGCAGTTCGGTGACGACTTGCATTTCAAGCCGTTGCGCGCTATCTGTCATGTGCAATTTCCTTCTGTGGGAACCGTCGGAATTGTAGCCGCTTTCAGGCGGTAGGATGTCCAGTGTTAAAGGGATCGGCTGCCAGGGTCGATCCCTTTTTCGTTCGGGCTGGGTGAGTGCGCCCATTTCGGTTTCGCTTGATAGTGCTCAACCGCTGCCTGACAGCCGATACGGCGCGCGCGAGTGTAAAAAGCGTTCGGCGATATGTCGAGACGAGCGATCCAGTCTTTTGCACACAGCGTTTCACCGTTGACAGTTGCGTACAGTGTCGAGCGCCGGTTACGTGCTTGGGCTATCCGTGTGGCCCATTCACAGTTGTCCGGTGTGTAGTTACCGTCGTTATCGACGCGCTCGATCGTTAAACCGTCTGGTTTCGGACCCATGTCTCCCAAGAACGCCGCAAAGCTGGCGTTCCAGCGCTCACAGACCCGTATGCCACGTCCGCCGTAGCGTTCGAAGGCTTCGTAGTTAGGGTTATTGCAGCGTGTTTTCATGTTGGCCCAACATTCATACGTGCTGCGGTATTCTTGTTTTAAGCTAGGCATCCTTAATTGGTAAACTATTTAATGCTTTGTGTATAGTACCAGTTCTCCAGGACTTCCGCCTTGAGCGGCAGCCCGGCATCCCAATCGTCGTTTGCTTCCATACCAGCGCGCAGAGCGCTTTTAGCTGCCGCAATCCAGACCGGATCATCTTCAGTCTCGCGTACGATCTCGTCATGCGTGTGCGCCACGACATCGTCAAACCGTTTTAACCGTACGAGTGTCCGGCGCAGGATCGAGCCGGCGGTCGCCTGCGTCACGTTCTCGGCGAACTTGCCAAACCACGCCGCCGCGCGGCCGTAACCCTTGGTGTAAACCAACTGCGTGCGCGTCTCGGTCTTGCCGGTCTTCTTGTCTTCGATCTCGCGTTTCTCCCACCGGATTTTCGGGTACGACAGCACCCGGCCGCACGGCAGCGCGCAGAACAGCGTACCGCGGATGTAGGAGGAGTCGTAGACGAACGCGACGCGCCCAGCTGGGAAGACTGCTCCAGGGCTCTCCAAGGCGTTCAGAGCGGCTTCCCACAGGGCATCCCAGAATGTCCGGGCCCACGGGTTCGACTGGCGCCAGGTCTCGACGATCTCGTGTTTCAGATCGTCCTCGAGATAGATACCGTACCCGGTCGCCATGGCACCGAGCGCGCCGACCGAGCCGCCGAAGCCGAGCGACAGCACGGCGACCTTGCCGATCTGGCGCGGTCCCTTGTCGATTTCCTTCGGATCGCATTTGTAGATGTTGCCGGCTTCGATCTCATAGATATCGGGCAGCGACGGGTCAGCGTCGTTTGTGCGGAACACGTCCAGCACCTTCTCGCCGCCGGGTGATGCCGCGAGCCACGGCAGCACGCGCGCCTCAATAGAGCTGAAATCCCCCCAAATTAATGTTCTTCCGGGCCCCGCGACCAGCGCGGGGCGGATCAGCCAGCTGAGGTTTCTCGACACCGGGCCGAACTCGGCAAAGCGATCGAGAAAAGCGTTGTCGAGCGCGGTCATTTTCGCGTCTCCTTACGAGATGAAATAAGATAGCGCGCTGCGGCGATCAGGCGCGCAATGTCATCGTGAGCGTGCCCTAGAAGACGGTTGCAGTTTGTGCACAGCAACCCTCGAACATTACCGGTAGCGTGACAGTGGTCAACGTCCAGAGCGTGATTTTGCTTTCGGCTACATATGGCGCAGCCGCCCCCTTGGGCTGAGAGCATGTGATCGTAATCGGCTTGAGTGACGCCGTATTTTCTGATCAGATGCCGCTCGCGTTCTTGCGGCGCGGTACGTCGATATCTGATGCGGTCGTATCCAACCCTTTTTCGGTATGCGTTCGTTTCGATACGTCTGCAATCTTTACAGCGCGCGAGTTTACCGTCTTTACGCCTCTTGTCGGCGTGGTACTGATCGACTGTTTTTGTTGTGCCGCAACCCGTGCACGTCTTCATGTTGAACACTCCATGAACGCCTCTATGAACTCTTTGGCGAGCGGCGGGCAGATCGCGTTGCCGTAGGCGCGCAACTTGCCACCTCTTTGCTGTACCCCATGAGCCATAGGAAATGCGTCGGGTTGAGAGGATACGCGGCGCCACCCATCCGAGCACTCAACGGCGACGGTCGGTCCATTCCATTGAGGCACACCAATTTGCGCTGCAAATCCAACGAGTCCGCGACACCTTTCGCCGCTCGGGCGATACTCACTCCGTTGTTCTCGCAGTCCCTCGCTCTCGGCGTCGCCCAATCCTTTAACAACGCAATTGTTTTTCGTAAGCTGTCCGTGTTGCCTGCTCCGTTGTAGCCGTTCTGAGCTGGCGTTCCGGCCATTGGTGTCGGCCATGTTTTTAGCTCCAAACCACAACCGTTGCCTGAGGTGCGGCGCCGCGACGCCCGCAGCGCACAGATCGGCCGCCCCGCAGGCATATCCCAATGCTTCCAGGTCAAGACGTACTCCGGCGAGCCATTCACGTCCAAGCGGGCTCGCAACCTGTTCTCCAAAGACCGCTGCAGGACGGCGCTCCGCAATGAGACCGCAAAACACTGGCCAAAGGTGACGCTTGTCCTGAGCGCCCCGTTTTTGTCCGGCGCCCGAAAGCGGCTGACAGGGACAGGATCCGGTCCATACTTCTCTATCTTCGGGCCATCCGGCGAGCGCGAGAGCGAGCGGCCACCCGGCGATGCCGGCGAAGAAATGGCACTGCCGGTATCCGACGAGATCGCCGGGCTGCACGTCTTCGATCGATCGGTCATCCACGTCACCTTCCGGAATGAGGTTTTCTGCTATGAGATTGCGCAGCCATTGCGCCGCGAACGGGTCATTTTCGTTGTAGTAGGAGATCACCACGACCACCAGCTCATGCCAGCTTTCTTAAGCCAAGCGTCGCGCGCTCTGTTGCGCATGCGCAAACTGGTTTCTTCGTCGATCAGTCGCGCGAGCTGGCGGTCGCGCTGGCTGTAGATTTTTGCCGCAAGAGACATCGATTTATTGCAGGCTAGATCAGGATCTAGCGCACGCACAAATTTAGCTTCTTTCTCGATATCCTCCATACGCCACTCAGGGATGCCGTGTGCACGTAGCCAATCCAGCGTTTTAATGCCGTCTTCTGTCTCGCTGCCGCTCGTACAGGGTTGATCGATCGGATCGGCGAGACCTGTGGTGCTGATCCCCATATGCCCCAAAGCAACTTTGTCCGCCGCAGCTTTTGCTGCAACCGGGCCGGCGGCCATGAAAGCCAAGAATTTACGTCGCTGCATTGTTCAGCCTCTCACCAAATCCAGGCCCAGTTCCTCGGACAACCGTGTCGCGATCTTGGCAAACTTACGTCCGAATTTGGCCGCATCGCCCTCGGCAAGGACCGTTCCGTTGACTAAAAGCACAGTGTTCTGGCGCTCGGTTGTATAGACGCGCACGAAGCCCGACGTTACGGTCTGGTGTAGAGGATGCTCCTCTTGTTCGCCGCATTTCCAGCAGACGCCAAACGCTTTGGCCAGCCCTATAGCAGCGGCAAATTCGTGCGGCTCGATTTTGTTGTAAGCTTTCGGTTCACCGCCCGACCGTAGAACGGCCGTGACTTCGTGCAACGCGCTACACAGCTCAAAAAGAACACTCCATTCCTTGCCCAGTCTAGCGCCTATGAGTATGTCAGAGGCTTTCTTTACGCGTTTATCGATTTCATTGCAGCGTTGCAGTGTCGTGCGTGCCATTGTCTAGCTCCCTTGTTGTTTTCTATTTACCGTATAGCGTGTAGTACGGATGGACTGCCAGAAACGCTTGGTAGCCGAAATTTTCGATGTGCCCCCAGCTTTCAGTATAACAGCGCCAACCCGCTATCACATCGCCATCGATGTCCGGGATGGAGCCGTAGTCCGCGTCCTTTAACCAATGGATAACGATCGCTGCGCAATCCTTTGGCCCCATGAGAACAGGAAACGGCGTCATCTCTTGATGCTCCGCCCAAAACATGACAAACCGGTTTTTACTGATGCACCACCCCTTAGCCTTAAAGTTCGGAACCAACTGCATCGTGGCTGTGAGCCGTTCGACGCCGTCACCGGTGATAATGAATTCTGGGTTGTCGAAAGACCATGTCATTGTTTAGTTCCCTTATTGCATTCTCCTCAACATAGTGATATGTAAAGTGTCTGGCAAGGTGCTATGTGAAGTACCATGCGTTTTTCAATATCAGGAGATCATCAATGCGCAAAATGTTCGAAAAACCGGGCCTTCGGCCCCGTGACGCCTCCTCATTTCTGGTCACCGGCCTTACAGTGATCGGCACTTTCGCTCTGACTTTGCTCACCGGCCTGTTTGTCGTCGGTGCGATCACTGCAATGTCATATTCCGCTAACGCGGCTGATTGGGAGGTTCCGCGACTTGAAACGGCTAAGAGCGACAGCGGCTTCTACGTCGGTGTCGGTGGCGGTGCGCAGTGGTTGGCGGATGTCGATATCGGCGGTGGTGTTCGAGACGAGATCGGCGGTCTGGGCGCCGCACAAGTTGGCTACGACCTCGGCATGTTCCGCGCTGAGATCGAGGCGACGGTCGGCTACAATGCGCTGGACATCGGCGGGGCCGACATCAACGTGTGGACGCCCGGCGTGTTCGCCAATGCGTTCATCGACCTTGAGAACTCGACCGATCTCACGCCCTATATCGGCGCCGGCGCCGGCATGACCTTGATTGCCGTTGGTCCGATCAGCGAGACGGCATTCGCTTGGCAGGGCATGGCCGGTGTCACGATCGATCTGACTGAGACCACGGCGCTGTCGGTCGGCTACCGTTTTCGACGGTATGAAGACGTGACGGTCGCCGGCGCTAGCCTTGGCCATGTCGACAGCCACAACGCGGAGATCGGTTTCCGGTTCCGTTTTTAGGAATTGGGGCGTCTTTTTCGACAGCCCTTTGCGTGAGGGTTGGAGCTACCCGTAAGGATGCTTAGGGGCGCCCCAAGCCTGAACTGAAACAGTCGCTGGATGCCTTGATCGGATCCGGCGGCCGTGTTCTATGCGGATGCTACCTTTTCGAATACGTGGAACACCCATCCGTCAGTTTCTAAATGTGCTGTCCCTAAGTATTTAAGAGTGTGCTGAGGTACATCGCGAAACTCGTGTCCGGTACCGATAACGTCAAACTGTCTCGTCACCGTATGGGCCCATGGATCGACGACCGCCCATATACATATGTCGTTATTTTGAGCACCGACCTCTACGATTTCAGCGTCCGCAGGCATATCTATTTCACAGTTCGATTGGACAAAGAATTTCCATATTTGCATCACTTTACCTCTATGATATATCGTGCCGGCGCCCAACCGGCCAGCCAGCTCATTGCCAGGAACTCACCCATGCCTAGAGTGCGCAGACCGGTCGCGACTTGGGCAAGATAGACCGTATTGCCGGCGGCCTTGACGGACGTGCGGTGGCCAGCCGCCTCGAGATCGGCCACAAGCTTTTGCGCGTCGAATTTCCAACCGGTCATGGCCCGTACTTTTCTTGTTCTCTGCGCTGTCGTTCGAGCTTATCCTTTTTATGCCAGGCCCTGGCACGTTCTCTGCTACAAGTTTTACACATGCGTATACCGGCCTTGTTACGCTGCAGGTTATCGGCTGTGTACTTATGGCCGTGCTTACAGTGAGTTTTAGTAGCGTGATACCCGCGCCGACAGTTCTCTGCGGGAGTGACAGGCTCCATATGCGCAGGATTGACACAGTTAGGCACTCTGCATAGATGGTCGATATGTAGGCCCTTTGGGATTGGCCCTTCCCACAACTCAAAGGCCGCGCGGTGCGCGCCTCCTGTGCCGTTAGGGGCATGGAATTTGCCGTAACCGTCGCGGTCTTTGGTTCCAGTCCACAGCCAACAGTCACTCGGTCCGTCGAAGTTGATATTAGACTTGAATTTTTTCATCCAGTCCGAACACATCGTCAACCTCCTCTCGAGTTCTTAACACATGAACCTCGGCACCTAAGCCGCTGAGTAGTCTTATCTCAACGCGCTGCCCTTCGCTCAAGCGGCCACCTTTAGGCCGCTTTAGTTCAACGAATACGATGCGACCACCTGGAAGTATAACTAAGCGGTCTGGTGCGCCTCTACAACCTTTGTAAGTGACTTTTTTAGCGGTACCGCCTAGCGTCTTTATGCGTGCTATGAGATAGTCCTCTATTGACAATTCGAGAGTCATCCCTTATATCTCCTATTACGCGACACATTCTAGTCACTGCGAGGACGATACGCAATGTCGAAGGCCATGCTCGATCTGGACAAAATGAAAACGCATCATGCGGACAAGCCGAAACGGTTCAACGTGGCCTTGTCGACCGAGGCTCACGATAAGCTGCGCGCGGCATCGCGCTACACCGGCGTGACCATGTCGGAGCTGGTCGAGACGCTCATTCACACGTACGTGCCCGATCACCGTGCGCCGGAGGCGGACAGATACGATAGCTAAGAACCGAACAGGGAAACCGAGACATGAAACTCACAAAGCGACAGGTCGAAGAGTTGACGTGGATGACGCGGTCTTTTCACGATAATACACCGGGCAGCCAGATCGACGTTTATGAGGTTGCCGAAGCTCTGGAAAATCTTGTCGTTTTCATTATCGAAAACGCTGAAATCGTGGACGAGGACAGCGACGATGACAAGGCGGCGGGTCGTCAGGCCACAGGCTATTACCTTAACCCGTAAAACTAAATCGTAACAGGGAGACTTAGACATGAACGAACGCACCGCCACGCCCGCCGCCCACTCGACTACGGTTGGCGGCTCAAGCGCCGCACAGATCATCCAATGCCCGGGATCGTACAACCTGTTGCGCGATCTGAAGGCCGCCATGCCGAACGCGCCGGAAGAGAGCAACGAAGCCGCCGACCGTGGCACGGCGCTGCACGAGGCGATGGCCGAGCTCGTGAACTATGACCCTGAAGATCCTGAAGTTGTGATCGGTCAAGAATTCTATGGGCGCGTCATATCGTACGATGATTACCGCGACACTATCGCGCCGGCGCTGGAGGCGTTCGATAATTTCTGCGATCTGTGTGAACACGAAGGCGGTCTCAGCTTTCTTGTTGAGACACAGGTCGAGATGCCCGGCATCCCCGACAGTTTCGGCACGTCCGACCTGATCGGCCGAACCGATCAGCGCACCGTCATTCTCGACTGGAAATTCGGTTTCAACGAAGTCGATCCGGTCGAGAACGCACAAGGCCTCTATTACGGCCGCGCGGCGCAGCACACACGCCCCGACATGTTCGGCGAGGGCGACGACTGGCCGGTCGAGATCATTATCGTGCAGCCGCAGCCCGATCCGGTGCTCAAACGCTGGTCAACCACAGCCGGCGCGCTCGAGGCGTTCCGCATGCGGCTGGTTGCGAAATATTCCGAGGCGATCGGCTCCGACGCGCCGACATTCGCCAAGGGCCCCGCGTGCCGTTACTGCAAGGGCAAACCACTGTGTCCGGCCTATGGCGCGCTCTTGGATGATTTGCCGGACGCGCGATACGACATAGAAACCGCTTACACGGCACCCCCTGATGGCTCCGATCTGTTAAGCGGTGAGCGACTGGCTCAGATCATCGATCTGCTGGACGATCTCAAAGAGCTGAGCAACGCTGCGCACAAGCTGGCGCACGATCTGGAGTACAACCAGGCTGGTTCGGTGCCTGGCTGGTATCTCACGCAGTCGCTGTCGAACCGCGCCTGGATCGACGAGGAAGCGACCACGAAATGGCTGCGCACGTCCATGCGCATGAAATACGACGCCGCGGCGCCGCGCAAGTTGATCACGCCGGCATCTGTCGACAAGATCCTGAAAGCCCGCAAGGGCCGGCTCAAGGAAATCCCCGAGAAGTATGTCGAGCGCCGAGTGACCGGCACTAAGCTCGTACGTGACGGTTCTAAGGCGCCGGTCTATACGCCGGGTGCGGAAGTGCAGGAGCTCGCAGAGAAGCTGGCAGAAGCGGCCGCCGAATAAACCGCATAAGCCTCTTGCAAAGTAACTCGATAAGGACTATATAAAGAGTACAGTAAAAGAGATCGGAAACAGGAAACAGTATCATGAAAGCCCTTATCTCCTACCTCGAAAACCACTCCGTTGAAATCACCGTCCGCGTCGGCCGTGTCTGGGCCAAGGCCGACTACATGCTCGACGGCGTTTACGGGTTCGACATGATCGACGTGACGGGTTGGTCGATCGAGCAGGCGCGCGAACATCTTGGGTACTAGATAGATACGGGAGATAGAGACATGACCCAGCAAACGTGGAACAAATGCGATGAGTGCGGGAAATTCATTTCTTATGAGAGTTTCCTGGACGGAACAGCGACACGCGTTCTGGTCACGCCTGAGAGTTTGTGTACTCATGAAACATGGTCGACGTTGTGCTCGATACATTCGTCACCGACGAAAAAACTACCCTCTTAGCGACGGTTTAGCGGCCGTTGCAAGGCCCCCGGGTGCCGGCCCGGGTGAACCTCCCCTAAGAGGAACCGGCGAAGCCTTCGGGCTCATGGCGCGGATAGACCTTAGCCGCGCCATACTGCGGCAGCGATGTGGAAAGTAGACACATGAGGTGGACCGAATGGGAAGCCTGGCTGCAAAATAAAGGGTAGTGGTGAACTCCAAATTCATCACCCATGCGTTCGGGAGCGTAGGGCCTAGTTGGGGTAACGTCCAACCTGCCGCATTAACCTGTAACCGAAATAGGAAACCGAACTATGTCAAACGAAGTGCAGACACAAGCTGCCGGCGGCGCTGTCGCGGCGCTGTCAGGCCTCAAGCAAGGCCTGGCGAACGTCACCAAGACGATGCCGTCGTCGAACACGGACCCATTCATGCGCATGCAGACCGATGGCATGTGGGTCTATGGCGCCGACAATGTCGACGTGCAGGACGGCTCATTGTGGGCGATCAACATCATGTCGCTGCAGCACGGTTTTTGTTGTTGGACCAATTACGACAAGAAGAAAAACGAGAAGAAAGGCGATGTCATGGTGTCATCGTCTCAGCCGCTCCCGGAGCGCGCAACGCTGCCCGTCTATCACGATGATGACGGGAATACGTGCGACTGGCGGGAGCAATACAGCTTTCCTCTGCAGTGTATGAGCGGTGAGGACACCGGCGTGCAGACGCTCTACAACACGACCAGTTTCGGTGGCACTGCCGCGGTCAAGAACCTGATCGGTGCCGTCATGTCGCAGCTCGACAAGGATCCGGGCAATCCGATCCCGTTGGTCGCATTGCAGAACGACGACTATCAGCACCCGAAATACGGGAAGACCTACAACCCGGTCTTTCTGATCAAGAAATGGGCTCCGCTCGCCGAAGATGCCAGCGAGGCCATGGAACAGGCGACCGAGCCTGCGCCGGTGGAAAAGCCGCCGGTCGAGCCCGAGAGCGAAGAGACTGCCCCCAGTCCCGCTCAGAAGGCCGCGCCGGAGAAAACGACGACTGGTGACGCCACCCCGGTCCGTCGCCATCGTCGGCGTCCCGCCGCGTAGGAGCGGCTGCTTAGAAGTTCGGTGGTCCCTAAGCCGATACCGGACTTCGACGGGGTCGATACCAGCAGTCTGTTCGGCAGGCAAAGCGGTGTCGACCCCGCCTCCTCGCATCGGAAGGCGCGCGTCATGACCTATCTCTCAGACGACATTAACGATTATTGCTTCCTCGACAGCGAGACGCGGCCGCTACCCGGCACGCTGCCGCCTTACGACGACGTAACCAAGTGCGGCGCCTATGCCTATGCGCCGACCGCCGAGGCCGTCATATGGACCTACACGATCGGCGATGAACCGGTCGATGCGACCTATGCCGCACGGTTCGGTCACTACGATGTCGAATGGAAGCATCTGAACCCGCGAGTGCGCCAATTCCACAAGCGCGCCGCCGCCGGTGAGGCGTGGTTCGTCGCTTGGAACATGGGTTTCGACCGGCAGATTTGGAACAGCCAGCCCACTTTTCCCGAACTCACGCCGGAAATGACGCTCGATGCCATGGCGCAAGGCGCCGCGTCGAACCTGCCGGGGGGTCTGGAGGACGCCGGGACGGTCCTGGGGCTCGGTGGCAAGGACAAGCGCGGCAAGGGCCTGATGAAGCTCTTTGCTTCTCCTGAGGGCCCCCAGCCCGATGAGGCACCCGCTGAGTGGCAGGAATATATCGGCTACGGCGTGCGCGACACCGAGCTCTTGCGCGACATATGGAAGGCCACACGGCCGTTGCCGGCGTCGGAATGGGCCGAGTACTGGGCATCGGAACGGATCAATGACCGCGGTATCGCGGTCGACGTCGACTTCGCGCGCCGCGCCGCGCAAATCGCCGAGGCCGATCGGACGCGCACGAATGCCATGTTGCCCGGACTCACGGGTGGTGCGCTCAAGACGATCATGCAGCACGTCAAGATTGCTGAATGGCTTTACGATAATGTCGGATCGGCCGAAGCGCGCGACATGCTCGTGTCGCGGTATGACGAAGACGACGAGAACGAGGTCGTTGCGGCCAAGCTCTCGGCCGAACGGCCCCGGGTCGAAGCGCTGCTCGCCTACTATGACGCGCTCGAGGAAACCAACGACGGTCTGACCGACGACGAGATCGCGGTCGCGACCTTGCTCGAGCTGCGCCAGTTCGGCGCGTCGTCGAGCCCGAAGAAATTCGCCAAGATGCTCGACCAGGTCGATCCGGCCGGCCGGCTGTGCGGGCAATACGTGTTCAACGGCGCCATGCAAACCGGACGCTATTCGTCGAAAGGCGTGCAGACGCACAACCTGCCGCGCAAATCGCTCGGCGAGCACGAGGCCGAAGCGATCGAGATGATCAATGAATTGGAGGTTACGTGATGTCCATTGCCCTTACCCGTATTCAGTGCGGTACGTGCGGCGTCGAGCACGCCATCCCTAAAGCGATGTACGACAACGCAGTCGAAGAGGGCGGCTATTGGACTTGTCCGAACGGCCATAGCCGCGGTTTCAGAACCGGTGAAGAGAAGAAGCGCGCCGACGCCATTCGGCAGGAGCGCGACCGACTGAAACAGCTTATGGCACAGATGGATGACGACATAATCCGCTTGAAGCGGGAGAAGGCCGCTGCGCACGGACAGGTTACGAAGCTGAGAAACCGCAGCAAGGCCGGCGTGTGTCCGTGCTGCAACCGGACCTTCAAACAGCTGGCGGCACACATGAAAAACAAGCACCCCGATTTCGGAAAGGCCGCCGAATGAGCGCTTCTGTCCAGTTAGCGCTTGGGATGCTTTATCTAGCCGCTATTGGATGTCTGCTCCAAGGTGAGATCGCCGTGGCCGCTACCTGGGCCGGTGTCGCAATAGGGTTATGCATACTCGCTCCAAAAGGGTCTTGACAAGTGCCTCGTAAAGCCTATATAAAAGGTAACACAACAGGAGACACGAACATGCCCCATATCGTCAGCGACATTCTAAAACGGCTTCACGACAACGGCACGTGTTGCGACAGCGTCAACCGCGACCTGGCGGTTGACGCGGACAACTTTGGTTCGTCTGCGTTCGCCTATTCGGGCGGCTATCACGATCAACGCGCTATGACCGTTTGCTACCGGGCAAACGAAGACGGATTGATCTCCGCGCTCTTGATCCACAACGACCGTGACACGGTCGAGCGCGTCATGGAAAGCCTGATCCCGCTGAACAACCGCGCTCGCGAGGACATGGTCAACGTCTATGCTCTCCTGTGCCGATCGACAGCCATGACTTACGCCGAGCGTTTCACCGTGTTCAGCATGCTGCAGGATCGTCTGCAGGCGACGGTTGACAAAGAACCGGAGCCGATCATCGATCCGCTGGCGATCGCGCGCTTCGCAGCCGGCACGGCAGCGAACGACGCTTAGAGTACTCAAACGCATACGGAGAATGTTATGACTAGAGAGTGTAACGATGTGATCGGTCTCGCTAAAGCGACGCTCTGGGAGGAGGCAAAAGGCAAGTTGCGCGCAATGGTCGCCGCAGAAGGCTCGAGCGTGGGCCGCGGTCTCACGGATGATGGTCGTTTCCATTTCCAGGTAATCGAAGAAGAGGTCGACGCATTTATTGCTGTCATCGAAGACAATGAGCTGAACCTCTAGAAACATTTAGAACACGACGTCCGACAGGGCGTGCCGGCGACCGCGCGGAAGTCGGGGACAAAACTCAAGAGGCAAGAGAAACCGATGATATTTCATACGATTTGGTGGTCTGTTGCCGCGGCGTGCTTTATCGCTGCCGCCCTGATCGGCGTCTTCGAAGACGAGCTCACGGCGCAATTCATGCGCCATGCGCTCACCAGCTAAGGCCACCGATATGACAGATGCATCTAAGCTAACGGTCGCAGAACGGTTTTGGTCGAAGGTCAACAAGGCTGAACATGGCTGTTGGGGATGGAAGACCGGATTAGACGGATCCGGCTACGGCCAGTTTTGGCTTAACGGACGTAATGTGCGAGCACACCGTGTCGCGTATGAACTTGAAATTGAGCCTATCCCTGACGGCCAACTTGTCTGTCATCGATGCGATAATCGAGCTTGTGTGCGGCCGGCTCATTTATTCGCAGCGACGAATGCTGAAAACATGGCCGACATGGCGCATAAGAAGCGCACACGTCCTCAATGCGGCGAGTTGAACGCGAGTGCGCGGCTGACTGAGGTCGATGTGCTCGCTATCCGCCGTCTGTGGGCCGCGCGCTCTATGTCTCAAACCCGACTTGCTAAACAGTATGGTGTGAGCCGCGGTGCAATCACCGGCGTGATCTATCGCGCGAACTGGAGGCACGTATAATGCGCGGATACGCCGATCTGCACGAGTACCAAAACCGCGCCGTCGATCGCTTGTATGAGAGCTCGGTTGTACAGGCCGTAATGTGCATGGGGAGCGGCAAAACCGTATGCGCTATGACCGCCATCAAGGAGCTGATCGATGCCGGCGAGATCCGGCAGGCGCTCGTGATCGCCCCGAAACGGGTGTGCAATCTCGTGTGGCCGAAAGAGGTCGACGAGTGGGCACATTTGACTGGTTTGCCTGTTACCGTACTGTCCGGCGCGCCGACAAAGCGCGAGTACGATCTAGCCGCGACACGTCACGGTATCGTCGTATGCGGGATCGACAATGTCGTGTGGCTCTGTGGCGCGCTAGAGAAATTCGAGCGCGCCGATACGATATTCGACTTACTCGTAATTGACGAGTTATCCCGGTTCAAAAACCCCACGGGCAAGCGCGCCAAGGCGCTCTTCAAACTCATTGGGCGGTTCAAGAACCGATGGGGTTTAACGGGAACGCCGGCGCCAAACGGCTTGCTCGACCAGTTCACGCCCTTGAAACTGCTCACCGACGGTGAACTGTGGGGCAAGAGCTTCTATGCTTGGCGCGCACGGAATTTCTGGCAAACCGATTGGGCCGGCTACAATTGGTCGATCCACTCGGAGCGCGCGGACATTCTCAACGCTGATGCCGCCAAAATATCGTTCACGGTCGACCCGTCCGAAGTGCCGAGCGTGCATGCCGAAACGCTCAAAATATGGGTCGATCTGCCGGCAGCCGCGCGTGCGGCTTACGACAAGATGGAACGCCATCTATTTGCCCCGTTGAGTGAGAACGACATTGTACTGGCTGCCAACCAAGCCGTCGCCTCCAGCAAGCTCGAGCAAATCGCGCAAGGGTTCATCTATGAGGATGGCGAAGTCGTCGAGACACTTCACCGTGAGAAGATCGACGCGCTGCACGAGCTGATAGAGGGCTTGGGCGGCGGCGAGCGCTTGCTGGTCGGCTACCAATTCAAAGCCGATCTGGCTGTCCTGCGCACCTGTTGGCCTGATCTGCCCTATCTAGGCGCCGGAATACCGGACGGTAGAGCCGATCGGCATGTCGAACGCTGGAACGCAGGCGATTATCCGATCATGGCCGTACACCCCGCGTCCGCCGGTCACGGGCTCAACATGCAGGCCGGCGGTCATCACCTGGCGCTATTCGCGCTGCCGTGGTCGGCCGAGTATTACGACCAACTTATCCGTAGGCTCGCCCGACAGGGCCAGCAGAACGCCGACGGCGTGTTCGTGCACCACATCATGGCACGCAACACGGTCGACGAGATCAAGTTTTCGCGCGTCCACGACAAGATGTCGATGCAGGACGCGTTCGTGGCCTACCTCGAAAATATATGAGCAACTTCAAGGAACAGTACTATGACCGTAGCCGATGAGATGCGATGCTTCGACCGTCCGACGCTGGAACAGATAGCCGAAGACTATGATCGGAGCTTAGCCTACCGCATAGCTGCAGCTGACGAATTGGCTTGCCGCCGCGTTAGGTCCAACAAGATAGAACAGCCCGATTTATTCCCAGCTGCAGACCGAATGACCACACCCGATCGCGTCCGCGTGCTGCAGGATGCCGCTGCATTGACCAACGGCGACCGCGATACGACCTACGGGCCGCCGAGCGTCAACCAGAATGCCGCGGGGCGCCTGAAGGCGCTCATGCGCGAACTGACGACGCGCGACGTATCGCCGGCCGAGCTCGAAGCGCTCGACATGGTCATGACTAAGCTCAGCCGGATCATGACAGGGCCGGTAGTGCACCGCGACAATTACGTCGACGGCAGCGCCTATTTCGCAATCGCTTACGAGAACGCGATGAACGCTGACAAGTAAACCGGAGGTCATTATTTCCGGAAGTGTCGCGCCGCTTTATCGAGGAACCAATACGCGATCACCAGCATGACGACGTTCCACATGCGCGGCGGCAGATCCTCGATCGTGAGACCGAACCGCGTCTTGAGACTGAACAAGCTCGAGAAAATGATCGCTGAGGCGTAGATGCCGACCGCGTACATCAGAAGAGCTTTGGGGAAATAGAGCCACGGCTGCTCCATTTCCTTCAGCTGGAGATCGCGCTGCAGCTTGCGTCGCTCGACCTCATGCCCCAGACGCCTCACCTCGGCGTCCAGTTTGGCCTTCTCGCTGGCATTGGCCGATTTCGCCATCTCGATCTTGGCATCGTAATGGCGCTGCAGCACGCCTTCCCCGACGAACTTGAGGAGCATCGGCGCGAATGCGAGGATCGCGCCGATCATTGGGGCATACCCGTCCGTTCACGGATCGCGCGCCGGGCCCGGGCGATGATCGCCAACACGGTGCACGTGAGGATCAACCAGCCCTGCTGCACGGGCGACATGATCGCCGTGAAGTCGTAGGCCGACAGGTTTTCGAAAAGCGATTGCATGTTGATCAAGAGGCTGTCGAGCGCCAACATGTAATAGGTCAACCGACCTGACTTGACCATGTAGAAGCCAACGCCGAAGGCGATCAGCAACGTCGCCAGTGCAATTCCAAACCACATAGACATCAGTTAGCCGTCCTTTGCTGCAGGAGCCGATACAGGAGCTGCCGCTGTTCCTTGCCTAGTTCCTTGATTGTCGTCAAATCGGACTGAGCCTGGTCGCTTTTACGTCGAAGCGTCCGAAGGTCTTTTCGCGTCCGCTCGACATTTTTGTTCGCGGCTTCGATGCTCTTTTTCAGCTCGGCGTTTTCAGCGACGATCTGCTCCTTGATATACCGTTGCGCGCGTGGTTCTCCGATGAACCAGAGAGCGCCAAGAATGACGGACACAAGGCCGATAGCCGAGGCCAGATGCCTGATCATAGGATTGCCCAGATTTAGTGTCAGACGGCCTGTATCGGTCATTGATATATCTCATAAAGCATTAGCGAGAGCAGGCGACGCTATGATGTACCGCTGAGTGGCGCCCAGGGAGAAAACGCAGAGTTCAGCACAAGGAACATCGCAGCGTCGCCCTTTTACTACGCATTACTGTTGGTACACCTACCACATATGTCGGGAGTTTGACCAGACCCTCAGCTGTAACCAGCAGAACCGCCCCCGCGTCGACCACTCGTGCGCCCGCTACCGCGACGACCGCGCAATCTGCCGCTTCCTGAGCCGCTCGACGGGTACGCGGCGGTGATAACCGGTGGGATAATCGGTGCATCGCTCAAGATACCGCTATAACCCCAAGCGGCCGCCTGTCGCCATGTTTGCGGTGCGAGTGCGTCCGGCGTAACGCCCGGCCCCAACGGTACTGCAGGCACCCCTGCGGCCGAGCGCCTCTTGAGAGCGGTATCCGTCATGGCGCGTTGACCGCTGTTTCGGTATAAGTCGTACCGTCGTCGCTCAGATCCTTCTCGAACTCAGCTGTGCCGCCCGCATCGAAGAACTGTTTCTTGGTCGCGGTGACGGTCACCTGATTTACCAACGCCATCTGCACGTGCCCGAGTTTGTCCACGAGCGATGCTGTAGTCGACGGCACGCCCGTCGGCTCGGCATAGGTATCGACGTTCAAAGCATCGACCATTTCCGCGTTCACTTGTGCTGCGGAAAGATCGTTCAGCGCCGCAACCTCGGCGCCGGTCGCCGCATCGTAATCCACCAGCGCGGTATCGATCTCCGCATTCACCTGAGCGGCCGAGAGATCGTTAAGCGCTGCGATGCCCGCCGGGATGCTCACGCCTGTATCCACAAGAATGGCGTCCACGTTTCCGTCGATCGTGGCCAGGGACGCCGGTATGGTCGTTCCCGTGTCGACAAGGATGGCGTCCACATTGCCACCGATCGTGGTCAAGGCACCACCATCGGGCAGCGCGTCGGTCACGATCTTGACGGCGGCGATCTCCGTGGCGATCTCGCCGAACGTGCCCGCGGTGGTGTGGTCGACCTGGGCTTCCTCCCAGACAGCATCGGCAACCTGGTCCGCGGTTGGCGCGCTGCCGGCCGACCCGAGCGCCGCCATTATCTCGATCGTGTCGCCAACTGCCATCGTGTAGATGCCCGGATCCGCACTGAGCGTGATCGTTCTAGTGCTGCCGACATAATCGCTGACTGTGCCGACCGCTTTTTGAACTGCAGTAACCTGATCGGTGATGACCGCAATCGCCCCGTTATAGGCGTTGTCGTCAGCAGATCCAGCCGTCAAAGTGAAACTGGACTGCGATGCGAGCGTGGCGATCGTGGTGCTCTGAAGGAGATGCGGCGGGCTGCCGCCGGCACCGGTTGTCCAGGCCGCGTCGCCGCGGTCCCGAAGCGCCTGAAGAGCGTCGCTGGTATTGTCGAAGCTGTCCCAATCGGCCGTTGCCGAAGACGAGACTAACCGCGCCATGATCGAATTATCGATGACGTCAGCACCGACGACGGCCGCCGATACCAAGTGATCAAGACCGATATCGGTTAGTGCAGTGTCCACTTCGGTGTTTATCGATGCCAGCGCGGAAGCCTGGATACTCAAAACGTCGGCGACACATAATGCCTCTTCGATGATGTATTCGGAAGTAGTATCGGGCGTAGTAATCCAGTTCGGCGCGATCGTCGCGACCTTGGTCGTTCCGTTATAGTCCGTTACGATACGTGCTTGACCCTCACCCGTTCCGGCATCGATTATCAGCACATCGTTATTATAGAAATCATCAACTGCCGATGCATTGGAAGCAAGCGTTACAGTGCTCGTGGTAGCAGCAGCCACCAGTCCGACCGTTACGGTTTTCGAATTCGTCTCCGCATGACAGTATCCGATGACGACATCGTAAGTCGTGGTGTTGTCAGGTGTAACGGCCCAAGGCGGCGCGACTGTCGCGCGCTGGTTTGTCGTACCGTCATACTCAACTATCACGCGCGCTTGTCCAGCACCCGTGCCGCCGGTGGTTACGAGAAGATTATGGTCATAGAACTTATCAACCGTCGAGGCAGCACCCGTTTCCAGGTCCGCTGTATTCGATGTCGCTGCATCTAGAGTACCTGAGTGCAACACGATACCCGTTTCAAGTTGCCGCAACCTTCGGCCGGCAGAATTCACGACGTTGTGCGTGGCGCCGGTCAAAACCTCATCCCATACCTGATCGGCAATTTCCTCTACTGCATCCGTCGCGAGCTCACTCGCCCCGATGGCATTTGCAGCTATTTTGGCCGCAGTGATCGCGTCGGTAGCTATTGCGGTCGCCGTAATCGCGCTGGCCGCGATAGACCCAACTGTGACATCCGCATTACCGTCGAAAGCCGCCGCACTCGCGCCGTAGAGTGCATCGTAGATAGCCTCTTCGAGAACCTGGAACTCATGACGGACAGGCAGTGCGGTTGCGCTAGCGGCGACCGTCAAAGTCAGCAGGCCAACCGTATTCGTATCGGTCGCGTCGAGTTCGCAGTTGTAATAGCCGTCGGCATCAGAAACGGGCGTCGTCACGTCGTTCTTGGCGGCAAGGGTCTGTCCGTTCTTGGACAGTTTGACGGTCGGGGTCTCACCGGTCTCCGCGGTTGCGCCGTTCGTGATGTCGACAAAGGGACCAATGAGCACGTCCACCGCCGTCGACTGTTTCAGGATCATAGCCATTACATTGCCCTATTGTGATGTCGCGCGTGATAGACTTGCGGGATGATGCCGCCCCCACTACCGCCCTCGCCTGCGGCAGCAAAACAGCCTATCGCGGTATTTTGACCCGCGCCAGTGTTGCGAGCATTACCCCTAATGTCGACCGTCGGGACCTTGGAATTGTCAGCATTGGTTTCGCCAACCGTCGCCCAATTGTTCGTCTGACTTGCTGCCGGTGTCAACTCATCTGCGTCACCGGTGCCGAAGCTCGTGAAATCTGCCTGCACGACATCGGTTCCGTTCGCGCCACGATCGGCGGCCTCCACATGAGCGTTGTAGTCGATCGTGGCCGTCCCGGCGATATCAAGCTCTATGAAGCCAGTTCCGCCTTCGGCATAGAAGACATTGCCTTGAATATCTGTGGTGACGCCTGACACATCATCGACACCATCTTCTCCACCACTCGCATCACTGTAGACTACGGTATTGTTGTAGATATCGAGGGTTATGGCGGCATCATTAAGGTTGAATGCCGACATGTTGTCATTGTTGGCGTAGCAAATCAGATTGTTCACGAATTCGCCTGAAATAGCTGATGTCAGAGCCGCCACTCTGATAGCGCGCGCGAAGTTCGTGCCGCCGGTCACTTTGATGCGATTTCCGCGGATGTTGATCGCACCTGACGCCCCGTCTTCGACCATCAACCCTATGGCGACGCTGCCCGTACCAGATGATGTGAATTGAAGATTCTCGATGTTGACCTGGCGAACGTCGGTCGTCTCGTCGTCGCCCTCGATCTCGATTAAGGCGCGGTTATTTGCGAGAGCTCCTTCGAGGCGATAGTGGCTGGTGCTGTAGTTGGCGTCGCCCGTGTATTGCCCGTCGTCGGCGCCCGGCCAGGGCAGGAAATTCAAAATCACGTCGCCGGCGCCAGCCGTAGGCCAGCCATTCAGCACTATTGGCGCTGTTATGGTGTCTGCAGTAGTACCGCGGAAATAGAAATTCCAGGTCTCGCCCGGATCAATGTTGCCGTCTTCAGCCGCCCAAGCCTCGGTCCACCCACCATAAGGATCGAGTTCCTCACCGGTTCCACCAGACGCAACATCTGCGTCGATATAAACGTTAGGCATTCCGGCTCGCCTTTCTTGAATGCGTTAAGGCAGCATACCGACCCGTGAACGCGTCTCTAGGAAACGCTTTCGACGTTGAACGACTTCGGCGTATTCGCGTCGACTGACAAGTTGCCATCCGGAGCAATCACCGTAGGTGGAACCACGTTGACCTGAATCGTGCCAATCGCGTGATTGCCGAAAATGTCGCTGGCTTTGCGATACTGGAATGAGGTGTTGCCAACTACATCCGCAACAGGAGTAAATGTCATATCCCCAGTCGCCGGGTCATCAATGACCAACGCTCCAACAGCCGGGTCTACTGCCGTTTCAATTGAATACGTAAAACTCATAGATGGTATCGAACCTCCATTTTCATCTAGCAATTCGGCGATGCGTCTCTCGGCTCCCATACCGCTGCCGAAATCGGCGGGACCACCCGGAACGGGCCGGAAATCTTCGATGACGGCAGCGAGGCCAACCGTCGCATTTTGGTAGACATCATTGTAGTAGTTTGCGCCGGCGGGATTGTCATGCTGCAAAACCAGTTCCGACGAACCGTGGCTGCCAACGTTGTTCGGCTCGACAACGTTGCCGCCGATCGGATCGACCAAGCGAATCTGCGGGCTCTGTGTCGCTCCCTGAATCTCGAGAATGGTGTTGCGTCTGATCGTAATGTCAGTGGCGTTTCGCACGTAAATTGCGTTGCTCGCCGTGGTGTATATCAGGTTATCCTCAATGACGATGCGGGTGAAGTCGCCATCGTTGAGAAATATTCCTTGATGGATTTTGCCGCTGCCGTCGACGGGTGACTGCGTCGTTTTAACAAAGAATGTGTTGCCACGAATGACGCCATCCGTTCCGTCGCCTTGGAATTGGATGAAATCCATGTGATCGTCGGGCGCCGGGTTGGGCGACATGTGGCCGCCGCCGTGGTTGTTCTCGATCAGGAAGTTCGTCACGCCCGCGAACTTCACGTGATCAACCCGATGGTTGTCGAAGAAGTTACCGACGACCTCAAGATTGTTTCCGCCGAAGAACTGTGCGCCGGTCTTTCCGCCTTCGATACGGCAGTTGTAGACCTGCATGTCGTCCGAATTCTTGATCCTCAAGGCAACGGCAGCATCGCCGAAAGAAGGCTCATTGAAGAAAATATTTTCGAGCCTCAGGAATGCGGAATCAACGAGCCGAAAACCTCCACCGATCTCTGCTTGATTGTCCGGATCAGCACTCTTGACGGTCACTCGCCCCGTCTTGACGTAGGTCTTGTCGCCGCCCGTGTCGTAAACGATGCCCGGCGCAAGCAGAATGTCATCACCTGGCGCGGAAGAAGATAGGGCGCTCAGAAACTCTGCCGAGGTCGAAACATTGATGTCAGCCATTGCGTCCGTCTCTCGATTTCTTGCTGAAAGCACCAAAAATCACGCCTAAAAGACGCGCGATAAGTCCGGCCAGACCGCCCGCCGATTTCTCCGGTCGTGACGACGTCGGCGGTCTGTCAAGCCGCGTCGTCGGCACGTTCGACCCCGGCACGTAGCCGAGCCACTTGGCGCCGCGAAGCTTATCGTATTCGACTTTCATGCGTCGTGCATACTCGCCGTTCAAACCGCCGCCGTTGTAGCGCTTCTCGATCGTCGCGAAGTCGCGCGATTTCAGTGCCGACAACAGCTTGGCATGTTCCAGATAGGCCGCGAAGGCACCAAGCTGGTTGACTTCGCTGTCAACGAAACTGTCAAACATTTCCCGCGCGCTTTGATACCCACAGGCGGTATAATTGAAGCCCATAATCTGAAACCGGCCCATGGATATCGACCGGTAAGCCGCTTCCTCATCCAAGTCTATAGCTGAGGCGAGAATGTCGTAGCGTTGCCCGGAAGACCGTTGCTCACGATAACCGCCTTTGCCCGGAGATATCCATTTGGCCCGCGCTAGGCCTTCGCGCAGCGCCTGTTCGAGTACGTCGGCAGACGCGAGCTTGAAGAACCAATGTTTTTCAAAAAGGATTTTCATGCGCCCGTCTGAGAACCAGCCAAAACCCTGACTCTCGACGTTCGCAATCGCCTCCAGGACAGCCGGGTGCGCGCCTAGACTATCCGCCAGCACAGCGAAATCGTCGTCTGTAATCGCTTCCGCGCGGCCTTTCCCGAGCGTCATACCGCTTCACTCCCGGCCAAGTCTTTCGCCGCCGCCCACGCTTTGTCGAGCTCTGCATCGGTCGCGCCGAGCGCGCGCAACGCCGGCACTATCACGGGATCGTCACGCCGATAGCGCTCACCGCGCCGACAGCGCGCTCTGTGGTAGGCTCTCTGCGGGTCGGTGAGACCGGACATGATATCTATCTCGCCTTCCAAAGCATCATATGTGACGTTCAAAAACACGAGAGCCGCCTCGAATTGCGCTCCACGCAAAACAGGTCCGGCCGTAGCCGATGATTGCGGCTCCAGGTAAGACATAACCTCCGGATCGTCGACGTTCAAACGTTCGATCGGACCGGTCACCGGCGGCCAGCGGTTCAAGCCACGCACAACACCCCGCTCGTCACGCCTAACATAAAACATCAAGTCACCCTCCCGCGCGTGTCGCGCCATCCGTAAGTGGTGCCGGCTACTCGGTCGTTAAGCTGACTGATGCTGACGCGAACGCGTATCTGCGCAGAAGTGTTGGTGAGAATACGGAGTTCCGACGAAGCTCTTTCATCGCCGCCGGAATCCGTCACCACAAGCTGTCCATTGAGATCGGTAGCCGCGACATCCGGCACTTCGTCGATCGGTGTAAAATAGGCACCCTCATCCGTAGCCGAGTTGGTAACCCGGTAAGATCCCACGCCACGCCACTCCACTTTGAGGCCGGTCGGCACCGTCACTGTTTTGGTGAGCGCCGAGGTGCCCGGATTGGTGTCGTTAAACTCTTGAACTGCGGTCTCCCACAGCCACTCATCGACAACTTGATTATAGGGTATGATGTTGGCCGATCCATCGGTCAGAACGGAGCCGATACGGCGTTGCCGAGTATAGTCGGTCGGTAAAGTCGGAGCCGAAACCGATGTCGAAAACAGCGCGTCTACAGCGCCTGTTACCGTGTTTTGAATGATGAAAATATGGTACCACGTATCGGCCGCGACGACACCCGCATCGAGACCGCCCGCGCCGGAACCAGCCACCCATACCGCGTCTATCTGTTTCGTGATAACGCCGCCGCTGGACATCAACACAGGTGTCGCGCTGTCATCATCGCATCTGCCGGGGGTAATGCTTATGTCATGAGCGGCATCCGTAGCGTTTGACGTGGTTAAACCGGAAATCCGACCTCCGATATCATCTGAGAGCGAAATAGTGTGCCAGCCCACACCGTCACTTACCATCGTCACGGTCGCATTCGGTCCGAGCGCGTATATGGTAAGACCATCAATTAGCTCGGCCGCGAGTGGGTTTATCGGAATACGTCCAGCTGTGCTGTTCTTGGCGTGAAGCACGTAGCCATCACCCAGATCCGCCGCACCAAGCAGAAACAAAGTACCGCCTGCCGTGAAATCGATCAGGTGATGCTGATCGGTCCCCGTTACGACGTAAGAGCCTGCCGAGGCCGTATAATTGACGTTCGAGTGATCCTTGGCGTTCTGGATCTGCGGCGCGACGTTCTGGTTCGTGATCTCGAACACGTCATCGGTAGCGTTGTAGATGACGATCACGACCTGATCGGCCTCGATCTCACCGCCGACCAGCGCTTCGTCGTGGTTCTTCAGAACCGATTTCGCGCCGATGCCGTCGATGTTCAACGTCACAACGCCCGTGTTTACCTGCGTAGCGGTGAATATGAACTGCGATAGGTCTTCATAAGCCGTAAGGGTCGGCACGGCCTGCGCCGTGATCGTATCGCCGCCAACAACGCCGGTCAGTCCGGTAAGCGATACAGCTAAGGCCGCCTCACCAGCATCGAGGTTCTGATAGACCTGAACATCGTTACTATCGTCGACCTGAAGCGAGTATTTACCACTGATGTAGAGCTTGACAGTAGTCCGCCCATTGGCATCGAGCGTTTGAGGATTAGAGGCGACTACCGTCAAGGCGCGATCGGAGTAGATCGTTTTCGGGTTGGCTACGGGGTCCGCGCTATCGTCGCCAATGTAGAGCTTACCGTTGACAAGAGGTCGACCGCCGGTATCCACATACTGAGTGTGTTCGTCAAGTATTGCGGCCATTATCGCGTCCCGCTCGTTTTGGTCAATGCGCCAAGATCGCTCTCAAGCGCCTCGGTCTTGCGTTCCAGTCTCTCGATCTTATCGGCCATCCAATACAAGAGCGCCGCCACTGCTACGCCCAGTATAATCCATGCCCACATATCTCGCGCCTTTCAACCTGCCGCGCCGAACTGCTCACGCAATCGGTCGCCCAAGGAAGATGTTCCGCTCGGTCGTGCAGGCCGGGATGTTGTTGACGGCGCACGACGCTCACGGTTCACGACTTCGCTGTCTCTGAGCATATCTATAAGCACTGCACGATCCGCACGCAAATCCTGCGCGCGTTTAGCCCCACGACCAGCAACTCGGATTGCAAGATCGGTCTCGCGCAAGAGCCCGGCAAGCGCGCGTTTCGTCTGCGACGACATGAGGATTTTCTTGCCGCTGATCGCGATCAATGCTCCGCTGGCCAGCACACCGGCATCGACGATACTCGATCCGATGCCGACCGTCGCCAAAGTCGCAAGGCCCGCGATCGATTGTTTGAGAGAGGCACGCTTCTCGAGCCGTTGTATCAGCCGACGGATCGGCGTCGTCGCCTCGGCACCTGCCTTAGCGCTGATATTGTCAGCCGCGCTCAACAGATCGGATTGCTTTCGCAGGCTACCCCGTACGTCAACATCCGGCGCGAAGCGTGCGATTAGATCATTCATGGTTCGGCGCACTTCGGCCGCCGCCTCAGCCGCCGCCGTCGCCTTCGGACCTGGCTTTAGTTTGATACCGGAACGCAGCACGCTGACATCAAACGATCGTCGCGCGTCAAGTAAGCTGGTCGCCGTCGGGCTCTTACCAATCTTAGATTTGGCAACATCGATCGCCTTTTTCATGGCATTACCCGGCTTGGCGCCGACCGAGGGCGTCGCCTTGGCTGCTGTAAGCAGATCATCAAACTCCGCATCCACGATGCGCCGAGGTATCTTAAGACCTTTGGCAGCGAGCTCAGTCTCGAGCGCGCTCGCCGCCTTGGTGACTTCGGTTGTGACCGCCTGCAGGTTCTCGCGCAGCGTATTGGACGATTTCACAGTCGGTACTTTGGTCACCGCGCTCGCCATATCCGCCTGCGTCGACGTTAAACCGACCAAACCTTTCGGATCAGTCCGCCCCGCCTGTTCCGCAAGCACCGTCGGTGTCTGTTTTGGCAAGATCAGGTCATCAACGAAAGCTTTCTTGGTTGCAGCTTCCTGAGTCACTGCGCGCGCCTCGACACGCGCGCCGGCCCTGCCGATCGGAGTCTTTCTGGCGGTACCCGGCGCGCGCAAGCCTTTGGGTGTCGGCGCGGCGGCCAATCCGATATTCACAAAAGCCTCCAGATTGGCCGCTGCACGCGGATTTTCCGCCGCCCAAACGCCGTACGTCTCTTGTCCCGCCTGAAGTGCCGCAAGTCCGGCCTGCGCAACGTCAGACCCCACAGCAGCCGCCCAAGCGTCCGCAATCGCTTGTCCTGTCTCCGGGGCAAGCGAGTTAAACACATCGGCGACACCGCTCCCGGCCGTCGCGATCGCTTCGCCGAGCACGTCAAACGCGCCCCCGACCGTCGTGCCGGCGCTCTGCAGCAAGGTCTCTTCGGTCGTTTGACCCCCGATACGGCGGCCGATTTGCTCAAACTGCTTGCCGCGAACGCTCAGACGCTCCCCGATCCGGTCGAAGAAGCCCGGATCTTCGGAAACGGTCGCCGCAGAAGCCGGCGCGGCAGTCGATACAGCGCTGCCCTCGACCGGTGCCGGAAGTGGTTCATCGATCGGAACGGCGCCGAACTGTGTCGGATCAAACACATCGGCGGGTGCACCACGAAGCTCGCCGATCCGGTTTGATCGTGCTTGCGCGGCCTGTAACGCTTCGTTCAACGTGCCGAACGTACCGACTGCCGGGTTTCGCCCGGCACGGAACAGCGCGACAGCGTCCTCTTCGCTCAACTCCTGTCCGTTCACAATGGTCGGGATGTTAAAAAAACGCTGACCTTCCGATGTCTGTTCGTCAATTGTGATCGTGCGCTCAGTTGAAAAAGAACCATCCGCGTTATCGATACGCGGCCGACTGAGATCGATAGGCGTGCCCGCTGCCGCGACCGGGGTGGCGGTTGTTTCGGCAGCGGGCACCGGCGCCGGGGGTACAAGTGCGGTTTCCGGCGCTGGGGTGGGGACGGTAGATGCGATACCGTCTCCGACTACTGCCGCTGGGGTGTCGGCAGCAGGTTCTTGGATCAATACGGCTCCAAACTGTGTCGGATCGAAAACACCCGCAACGACCGCCACCGGACCATCCGGTTGGCCGCTGAGGGGATCGACCTCGGCAGCCGCTACAGGTGAAGGTACAGGGCCAGGCACAGCGCCCTCACCCACGGGTGTGATGAAAGTGTCTTGCGCCGGGATATCGAAACCGCCAGTTCCGATCGCAGTGCCGCCCGACGAGGCTACTGGTGGCGGCGCGAACGTGCCCGTCACATTCGATGGAAGCTCAGGTTCCGGCAGATTGAACGCACTCGTGACATCCGCGACCAGTTGCCGCACATCCACGGCTTGCCGAGGAACTTCGCGCGGCGACGCTACAGCTTCGCGCGGCGCAATACCGCGCGGATTGGGTTTCGGCCCCGGAACAGCACTCCCTGGCGCCACGGACGGCGTAGCATCGGCCACAAGGCCTGGCGCGATCTCTTTGGGTTTACGGCCGGTACGTCCGTCCCGGATCGCCGCTGCGAATACCGGATCAAGCGAGCGTTTCGATTTGGTCGGACCCCAGGCGGCCGTCGTGCCGCTACCGACGTGCACGCCCCACTTATAGTGGCCGATACCGGGGAAAAACGGCGCGGCGTTGCGGAAAAAACTGGCGTAAAGCTGCTTATCCTCACCCGGCAGCACGTCTTTGCCGTCGATCGTCAATACCAGGTCGCCGGTGTGGGCGTGTCCGCTTTTATCGACGTCGTGACGCGTCGAGCCGGTCCGGC